CATCCACCACCAGGTTGGCAGCGCCAGGAGATCCGCCTCCGGTCACCAGGTTGACGCTCAACGTCACGTTGGCCGCGCTGGTGTTGGTGGCCGTGAACTTGTCGATGATGGCCTTGGCGTTGGTCGCCGTGTACTGTGTGGTCTGAGCGTTCTCGGCCTGCTTGGCTGCAATCAGAACTTTGACTGTGACGGTCATGGTTTCTCCTTAGACGATGCTTGTGATGATGCCGTCGACGACCGTGATGACCTCGCCGCTGGCCGCAGTGAAGGAGCCAGATGCGCCTGTGTTCTCGAATGCCATCGTTCCAAGGCCAGTCACAGCAATCGTGATCGAGCCTGATGCGTTGGTGATGCTGATGTTGGCGCCTGGCGTCAGGAAGTGGTTTTCCCAGCGCTGCTGCGCTGCGTCATAGATCAGAACCTGACCAGCCAATGGGCCGCCGCCGTTGATGTAGACGTCTTGCAGGTTGTTCAGCGACTCGCTGACCTTCATGCGCACGAAGATCGAACCAGAGCCGCCGCTGCCGGCATTGACAACGACAGCTACTGGCACAGCAATGTTCGGAGCTGCTGGTCTGACGTTGGTCCATGTTCCAGGCGTTGCTGGGTCGAAGTACAGCAGATCGCCGTCTATCCAGACCTCGCCATAAGGCGTGCCGGTTGTGTTGAAGCCGCGCACCAGCCCGAAGCTGGTGATGTAGCCGAATGCGTTGTTGGCAATGTCCTGTGTGGCCACGCCCATCATGTAGTCGGCCGGCACAGATCCATTGGCCACCGCAAGGCCAAACTCCAGCTTGCCAGATGATCCGACCGTTCCTGTGAACATCACAGGCGTGCCGTTGGCAATCAGGCTGCCGCTGGTGTTCTTGGCGTAGTAGTGAATCTCCTGGCCGACCTGCAGCACGCTGCCGCCATACAGGTCGACGTCCATCGTGCCGTCGTCGCGGTTCCAGTAGGTTCGGCCTGGCTTGTCGGCAGGCACAGGCGCGCGCTCGTTCAGGTCGACGTAGTCCGTCGCCACCGAGTTGTTGTTCTGGATGACAGGCGCAGCCGCCAACAGCTCCAGAGCGTTGGCAATGCGCTGCAGTTGCGCCAGCGCCTCATTTGCCGTGGCCTGCGCCGTGCCTGCCTCGATCTTGACCTCGTTGACGACATCAGGCGCGATGGCGTCGGCCACCGCGAACAGGTTCTCGAACTGCCTGATCTGCTCGAAGTTCTTGAGGAACGTGGCGAGCTGGTCGCGCGTGAGGTTGAGTTTGGACGTGGCCATCAGTAAAGCAGCCCTTCAATCTGCGCCTCAAGCCGTGCGAAGGCCAAATGCGCATCGCTGTCGCCGCGGAAGCGCTGGATGCGCCAGTTGCGCATGCTGCCCTGCTGGAACCATGCCAGGCGCTTCTTGGTGTTGCCGATGGTGCCGGCACGCAGTGGCCGGTCCTGACTCCAGGACAGGCCGTCCAGGCTGTAGCTGGTGGTGATGACCGGGTCGACACCCAGTGCCACGCGGCCGGTCAGGCTGACCAGCTCCAGCTCATGGAACAGCGCGCCGTTGCCTTCGTTGTAGGCGATCAGCGTGCCGAACTCCCAGCGCACCTTCTGACCCCAGTGCGTGCCGATGTTGTCCACCAGGTAGCCGACGTTGCTCGACTGCGGATCACCGACCAGCCACTTGTCATAGGCCCAGACCAGGTTGCGCGCACGGTACTGTGCAAACCCGACGACTGTGCTCGTCAGCGTGAACCAGACCAGCTCACCCAATGCCTCGCTGGCCGCCGCGTCATAGACCAGCGTGCGGTCAGGCAGGTGGACGTAGAGGTGTTGGTGCGCCTTGTCGTTGCGCGCCTCCAGCTTGACCTTGGCGAGCTGCACCTCGGTGTACTGCAGCAGGATCTCGTCGATCTCCTGCGTGCTCACCTTGGTGGCCGTGGCGTTGGCGCCCATGTAGATGCCTGGCGCCTCGTTGCGTCCGCTGCCAAGGAATGCCACCGTCTCCATGAAGATGCAGCATCCTTGCGTGCCGATGACGCCCTTCTGGATCTGCGCGCCGTCGATGCGCTGGAACGGAAAAAAGTCGCCGCCGACGTTGTCGAACACCTCGATGGTGTTGCGGTTCAGCGCGTAGACCTCGTTGCGCAGCTTGACCAGCGCCACCACCGGATCGGGATCGATCTCGCTGGAGCCATACTTCAGAGGGTTGACCTGGGTCGGGTCGGTCAGCTCAGTCACCACCAGGCTGGTGCCATCGGTGGTCATGAAGTAGCCGTCAATCCAGACCACATCGAGCACCACGCCAAGATCCGGGTCAGTCACTTGCGTGAGCGTGCCGTTCCAGTAGTACAGACGGCCGCCAGACGCAATGGCCAGGCGGTCGAAGCTGTAGTCCATCGTCACCAGCGTGTTGACTGGTCCACCGACATCGCCCAGCACGGTCACCGTGCCGTTGCTGGCCACAGTCACGAGCTTGGTGCCCATGACTCGGTAGCAGGTGCCATTCCAGTTGATGCCGCCGCGGTCGATACCTGGGCCGCTGCCGTTGGCCACGATGCCATCGCCAGGACGCAGAAAGCCGGAGCTGATGCCGCTGTTCTTTGGCACCGGCACCATGTTGACCGGATAGGACGTGCGGAAGTCCGGGCCGTTGTCGGTGTAGATGCCGTTCAGGATTGGAATCTGCATGGCCTCACCACTTCACCTTGTCTGCCCAGTAGGCAGCGCTCATCTTGCCCTTGGCGATGTTTCCGGCATGCCTGGCCTTGAACGACTCGCGCCTGGCCTTGTCTGCCTTGGACTCGCCTTCTCTCTTGGGGCTGCCAGAGACACCCTGCTGTCCGAACCTGATCGTCTTGACCTGGTCGCCAGCTTTGGCCACCACGACATGCGACTTGGTCGGATGCGATGGCGTGCGCTTGGGCTTGTTGAAGCCCTCGACGCCAACACGCTCCAGCCGTGGGTCTTTCTTGGCAGCCATGATCAGGCGATCCGATACCAGGAGTTGGTGGCCTGCACAAAGCGCATGCGGAAGAAGTCCTCGGCCGCCAGCGTGCCAGGCGCACCATAGACGTTGGCCGCATTGTTCGGTGCCAGCGTGAAGGCCGTGATCTGCTGCGTGGTCGTGATCAGCACTTCGGTGCCGTCAGGCGTCTGCGTGTTCAGTGGCAGCGTGACCGTGCCGGTGGCCAACGTGCCGGCCGGCTGGATCAGCATCCACTGTTGCTGCGCCACAGGCGTCGGCACCGCAATGTTGAAGCCGGTGCCAGGCGTGTAGACGTTGGTGGCCAGCGTCGGGCTGGCAAAGGTCTGCTGGAAGTAGGCCAGCAGTTGGCTGATCGGAAGGCGCCGCGCATCACCGTTGTTCGGGCTGTAGACGGGCACCTGGTCGCCAGGCGATACCTGGGACAGCAGGGGGAGCTGATTGATTTGCGGCATGGTGTGTTCCTCAGTTGTACTCGATGGGGCCGTCCGGGCCTGCAGTGACCGGATCGACCGGCTGACTCAGGAACGGGTTGTCGTACACGCGCCAGGGCTTGTTGCCGGCACCGGATGGCATCGTGTTCGGGAATTGCTGCTCCAGTGGTGCAGTGGCTCGCTGCAGCAGCGTGTCATAGCCCTGCTTGGCCGTGGCCTTGGTCTCGTTCATGACCTGCTTGCCGTAGCTCGGCGCCAGCCTGATGCCCAGGTTGCAGATGATGGTCTCGTAGGCCGAGTCCGGCACGTTGGTCTGCTCGTCGATGCTGCCGTCTTGAGGGGATCCAGGAATTGGATACCCCAATCGGATGCCCTTGCCGTTCCAGTCGGCCATCATGGCGTCCAGGCGCCGCCTGGCCGACTCAAGCTGCTCAGGCTGCAGGTCGAAGACGTAGGACGCAAGGCCGATTTCCTCGAATGCTGCATAGACGAACTGGCGCTTGCTGTATCCCATGTCACTCTCCCTGTGTCTGCTGTGCGAGCGCAGTCTCGATCAAGCCGGCCAGCTTCTTGTCGGAGGTGCGCTTGTTGAATGGTACTGCCAGCTCGATGGCTTTGGCCTCCAGCTCCTCGCGGGTCGGTGGCGCATCGTCATCGACGACAGGCGCAACAGGCTCCGGTGCCGGAGCTGGCGCAGGCTTTGGCTTCTTGGCCGCCTTGACCACCGATGCACGACGCTCGACAGGAGGTGTCGGTTTGGCAGGCATGCGCCTTTGCTTCCTGGTCTTGCGTCCCATCAGGTGGCGCGCTGCCAGTGGGCCTGCTGCCTCGATGGCCGCCTCCAGCGTCATGTGCCAGCCGGAAGCCAGCCGGATGTCGAGCTGGTTCTGATCATGCACCAGCATGAAGTTGTAGGAGTAGTGCGCGCGCTTGATCGCACCAGGTGCCCGGTAGAGGAAGCATGGGAACGTGGTCATTTCCTGGCCTTCGGTTTCTTGGCGGTCTTGGCCGCGGCCTTGAATGCTGCTGCGGTCGGCGCGCCCTTGGCGCCAGGCTTGCGCATGCGCTCAGGCGTCTCGCCTGCGGCCTTCTGGCGCTCGATGCGCTCGCGCTTGGCGTGGATGTTGGCGTAGAGGCCAGTCTTCACTTCTTGGCCTTCTTGGGCGCTTTGCTGGGCTTGCCGGCCTTCATCGCAGCCTCGCGCGCCACGTTCAGCGACACAGCGACAGCCTGCTTCTGAGGCATGCCCTTCTTCATCTCCTTGGAGATGTTCTTCGAGATCGACTTCTGCGAGTAGCCCTTGGTCAGCGGCATGGTGTTCTCCTTGGTGAAGGGGGGACCGAAGTCCCCCCATTCTTGCCGTCAGCTTACTGGTTGAACAGCAGGATGCCGGACATCTCGGGCTGCTTGTTCACGACGCCGAACAGCGTGTCCAGACGATACTTGATCGTCATGCTGTCGATGTCGTAGAACTTCTGCATCACCACTTCGATGCCGTTGTCGGTGGTGGCACGCATCACTGCGGCACCAGCGTCGGCCGGCACAGCGTAGCGCCCAGGCAGCAGCTCCAGCGCATCACGTTGCCAGAACACGTTGACGGCTGCGTCTTGTGCGTTCAGGAAGGTGATGGCAGCAGCAGCGTTCGGGGTCACGATCACGTTCTGATACTGGAGTTCAGCATCAGAGCCACCCTGGGCCGAGATGATCGGCGGGGTGATCACGAGATCGGTGCCACCAGCAGGCACGCTCACCACGCGGAAGGTCTTGGGCTGGCCAGTACCCTGCTTGGTGATGTGATGCACAGCTTCCACGCCGTCAATCGTGAACGCATCGCCAGCCTTCACACCGGCCGTCGCGTTGACGGTGATGGTCTGGAAGCGGTTGTCCACGTTCTGGGTCTCGCCGGACAGAGCCGTCGAGGTGGCCGCAGGGACGTAGTAGTTGTTGGCAGCAGCCTGCGTGTCGATGGTGACAGGAGCACCAGGAGCAGCAGCCAGCAGACGGTTGGCGTAGTCGAACTTGAAGGTCTCGAAACCAGCCACCATGCCGACGAACGAACGCTCGAAGGCGCTGTTCGACTTGTTGCCACCGAACGAACGTGCAGCAGTGCCAGCAGCAGCCGTGGCGATGTTGCCAGCGATGCCGTTGTAGTCACGGCTGGCCAGAGCCAGGTAGCGGTCATAGTTGGCCACGCCCTGCTCGTTCATGATGCTGTCGCACTCGGCGACGTCATCATAGGTGCCAGCAGGAGCGCCAATGTCGACCACCAGCGAGCCGAGGTTCGCAGCAGCGTTCATGATCGCCAGGTTGATGTCCGAGGCCAGCTTCTGCTTGGCAGCCTCGCCCAGACGGCCTTCCTGCAGTGCGTCACGCAGGTCAAGCGAAGTCATGGTCCAGGGCACCGTGCGGCTGAAGCCGATGGTGGCCGGAACAGCCAACTGCGTCATGTCCTGGTAGCCGGGGATCGGCGTGCCAGGCGTGGACGAGATCGACTGCGCGATGTAGGGCATCGGACGCCAGATGATGTCGTTGGTACGAGCCATCATCGTCTGGTCGGTGTTGTAGACGCTCACGTTGCGCGAGAGCACCAGGGCATCGTGGAAGCCTTCGAGCAGGTTCTCAAAGGCGACACGCTCTTCTTTGGAAAAACTATTGGCCATGATTGGCTCCTATTCAGAAATCAGTTGCGTGATGCTGCTTGCTTCTGCTTCTTGTACTGGAGCACCTTGGTGTAGTTCCCAGTCTTTTCAGCTTCAGCTCGCAGCCGTTCAAGGGTTGAGTCCACCGCTCCAGATGATCGGCCAGTTCCCTGGATGATGCGCTCCGGTGCGGGTGCTGCTCTGCGGTTCGTGACCTTCAATTCTTTCTCCAGTCTTGCCACCGCAAAAGCAAACTTCACGGGGTCGGTAATCTTTGCGAGGTCGGCTGCCTTCTTGGGGTTCTTCCCGAGTGCGTACACCACCAGCGCAGGGTTTTCAGCTCCTTGCAGGATCACGCCTTGCTGGGTGACGTTGAGAACCTCCTGGGCCATCGCCTCGGCATCCTCGTAGTCTCGGACCTTCAGCTCGGCCTTGGCCTTGCTGTAGCCCTCCAGCTTGGCCTGCCAGGCTTGATGCTGCTGCTGCTCTGCCATCCTGGCCTGTTCGACCATGAAGTCATGCTGCCGCTTGCGTTCATGCCAGGCGTCCAATGCCTGCTCGAACCTCTCAGCGTCGTAGTCGTGGTCCTCCAGCTTGGGCTTCGGTCCCAACTGCACTGGCTTGTTCTCAGGTGCAGTGGTTGCGAGCCTGGCTTCGAGTTCCCGAATCCTTCGCTCTTTTTCCCTGTTGGCCTTGCGTAGCTCTCGAACCCATTCAGGTGCTCGAACTTCCTCTTCGGGGGGTGGCGACTCCTCCCCTATGGAGACCACGACTTCGTCAGACTCTTCCGCATGCTCGTCATCGGAACCTTCAACCTGTCGGCCATCAGCGGCATCGTTCTCACTGACTTCAATCTCAACAGGCTGCTGCTCGTCATCTAGCACCGCGGCTTCGCCGCCGTTGTCGTTTTCTCCTGCTTCTGCCTTCAAATTCATCGTTGACCCCATCAAACTCACCCAATTTGAACGGCTGGGTGGTTGCCGTTTCCCACATTTTCACCCATTGCCACTCATCTGACAACGGGCTGCACCTCCTGGCCCATGACGGCCTGCTGAGTTGCTTCCAGGGCTGTGAGCGCCATGTTCTGTTCCTGCACGCCAGTCTTGGCCAGCGTCTCGGCCGTGCGTGCGCGAGACAGGCCGGCGTCGGCCACCGTTTTGACGGTATCTGCGCGCGCCTTGGCCGCCTTGGCAATCGCCTCCTCGGCCGCGGCCTGCAGGAAGATTTTGTTCGGGTCTTCGGGCTGGCCTTGCAGCTCGACCATCATCTCCTCTTGCTCCTGCTCGGTCGGCTGGACCACGCCCATGCGCACGAGCTGCTTGCGGAAGAAGTCGCGCACCTCTCCAATGCCCTCGCCTTCCATGTTCATCATGGCCATCGCCTGCAACACCTGCTTGGTCTGCTGGTCGTCGGTGATGGCCATCATGCCGGTGAGTGCGCGCACGGTCGCCGCACGCTTGCTGGAGCTGGACGGGCCGACATCGACGTTCACGTCGAACTTGGCACGGCTGAGGTCGTTCTCCATGACCACCTCGCCGGTCTCGCTGACCATCGGCCGCATCAGCTCGATCATGCCGACTTCCTCGGTCGAGCTGATGGTCTTCATCTTGCGGCCTTCCTCGACGTAGATGTCTCGCGCCATCGAGAGCCAGATTTCGCCGCAGCGCTTCATGCCCTTTGCGAAGTTGGACATGTAGATGAAGGTCTGCATGTCGATGCGGGTCTGAATCATCTCGACGGCCTTGCCGGAGATGTTCGAGATCATCTTGTCGCCGTTCTGCTGGCTGCCCAGGATGTCCTGCATGTCCTGCTCGGTGATCTGCAGCAGCGCTGCCATCGCCGGAGGGATCTGTGGGCTGCGTGTGTAGGCCACCGGGCCTGCAGCCTGCTGGCTTCCGTCCGGGCCGGTGATCGGGTTCACCAGCAGGTACGGGTAGTTGCGCAGGTTGTCGTCGGCCCACATGACCTGGTGGCCAGCGACCTGCTCAGGCATCAGGATGGGCTTCTCGACGCTGGACAGCGCCGAGATTTCGCCCAGCTTGCTGAGTTGCATGTTCTTCAAACGTTGGGCATCTTTCGCCAGGCGCACATGGCCCATGCAGCGCTCGACGTTGTCGACGAACCAGCGCTTGCCATAGACCGGCACGACCGGGATGCACTTGCCTGCGATGTAGCCGGCATCTTCCAGGATCTTGCCGCCCGACATGATGTACTTATGGACGCGACGCGACTTGACCTTGCGCTGTCGGACCTCCTGGCTGCCGATGGCCGCCAGCGTCTCTTCGAGCGCAGGATCTGCGTCGAAGTCGGCCTGTCGGTAGCGCTCTTCGGTGCCGTCGATGGCTCGGAAGATGCGGATGGTCTCGGTGACGTCCTCGACCTTGTAATACTCGGCCACATAGACCACGTCAGGCGTGCACCAGTCAAACTCGTACTGGTGGATGATCTTCGGCCAGTCGGTCGGATCGTCGCCCCACTCTTCCTTGTAGCTGGCGCGGGTCATCGAGGTGACCACGAAGGCGTAGCGCGCATCGGCCTTGTCCTGGCGCTTGGCGTTCAGGTCGAAGAAAACCGACGAGTCAGCGTCGAAGATCGGTTCGATGCGGATGCGCTGCTTCTCGTTCTCCTCGTCCTCCTCGTCCTCGTAGACCGTGCGCAGGCGCCAGGCACCGAAGCCCCCGCCCACCGCCTCCTCGAAGGCGTTGTCGTACGCCTCGTCGGCCACCGAGTCCTGCTCGTCGGCACGGTAGAGGCCGTCGCAGGTCTCGGCCAGCTTGTCGTCGCCGTCTTCCTTGCTGACGAAGTCGACCGTGATGCGGTTGTTGCGGTACTCGTTGATGATGCGGATCACCGACAGGTGGATCTTGTTGACCTCGAACCTGGGCTTGTTCTCGTAGACATCCCAGAGTGGTCCTTCCCACTGGCTGCCGGCCAGGCTGTAGAAGCGCCGGTCCTGCAGGCACTGCAGGCGCTCGTCGCGCAGAGCAGTCTGGATGTCGTTGAACTGCGTCAACGCATCGGAGTGGAGGTTTGCCAGATACTGCTCTTTCGACATGCGTGCCATATTTCGCCCCTATTTGCAAGTATTTTCTACCATTTGTTCGTCACGGGCAATGGCGTGAAGTTCACCTGCCTGCTGACCGTCGTGGCACGCCTGACGCCTTCGCATGCGTAGCGCAGTGCGTCGATGACGTGGTTTTGCTTATCCTGAAGCACTGGCAACACCTTGCCAGTCAATGGGTCCGTCTTGTAGCTGTAGAACGTCAGCTCGTCGATGGTGTGCGTGCAGCGTGGATGCACGACGATGTCGTAGGACTTGAGCCACTCAACGCCCTCGACCACCGAGTCCTTGCCCTTGACGGCCGGCATGATCTTCGGGAATCCGTTCTTGCGCATGTGGCTGATGGTCTCGGGCCTGGAGCTGTCGGCCACAAGTGGCCACTTCTCGGCCTCGGGCACGGTCATGAACAGCTCAGGTGTGTTCATGATCTCGCAGCCCACCATGTAGGCTTCGTGGTCGATGTAAAGCGTGCGGCCGACGATGTGGCAGCGCACCAGTACGGTTGGATCGGTTGCGAAGCCCCAGTCGGCGCCGAGCCTGTGGATGGCGTCCTTCGGCGCCTCAAACTCCTCGACCTTCCAGTTGCGGAAGACGCGCGCGCTGCTGTTCTGCAGGTAGCCGCCACGCCAGACGTGAGCGTACTTGTCCGGGTCACGCGCCTTGTCGTACTCCATCTCGGCGCGCAGCACGTCCGGGAACCAGGGGTTGTCGTCGAAGTTGACCTCCAGCACCACCGAGTCTGGTGGTGGCTTGTCGCCACGCAGGAGCTGGTCCACCGGATCGCTCGACTGGCTCGGGTTCCAGGTGAACCACAGCTCGGAGCCTGGCTTACGGATGGTCGGCCGCAGCAGGTCCAGGCTGCGCTGTGACAGGCTCTGCGCCTCCTCGCACCAGGCGCGGTCGTAACCCTCCAGCGACTTGATCGAGTCGGCCGTGTGGTTCTGCATGCCCTGGAAGATGATCAGGCCGTCGCCGCGCTTGGACTTGATCACGGCCTCCTGCACCTCGAAGTAGGCACCAGCATTCATAGACTCGATCTTCAGCTCCAGCAGGCGCTTGACCGACTGCGCCAGCGACTTCTGGACCTCACGCACGCAGACCGAACGACTGGTCTGATCCATGATGTGCGCCTCGATCAGCATCTCGGCAAAGGTATGCGACTTGCCGGAGCCGCGGCCGCCGTAGGCTGCCTTGTAGCGCGCAGGCTCCAGCAGTGGCAGCGCCCATTTCGGTGTCTCGATGCGCAGGGTCGTCACTTGCCAACCACCACGCGCTCGATCTTGCGGAACTCAATGGGAGCACCATCAGCGCCAGTGATCTCGTGCTGCTGCACTTCCTTCCAGCGCATCTGGGTCTTGGACCACCAGATGGCCGCGGCCGTGTCGCCTGCCATGACCTTCTGGAACAGGGTTTTCCCTACCTGCCCGTTGGCCTTGGCCTTGCCTGAGATCAGTTCGGTTGCAAAGTGCTTGCGCAGGGTGTCGGTGTCGATGCCGTCGCGCACAAGGACTGCGATCTGCTCGATGGGCAGACCGTAGCCGGACAGCGCCTCGACCTGCTTGCGCTCGGCGTCTGTGGGCTGGAATGCCGGTCGGCCAGCCCCTTCGCGCGCTCCTCCGCTGTTCGGCCTGGGGCCGCCTTGCTTTTTTATGACCGATTTTTCAGCAGCTTCAGGCTGCTTCTGTGATTGCTTTTTCGTTGCCATTTTTAACCTCCGCGAAAGGTTTTCCAGTTTCTGCGTGTGTTGCCTGCTTGCCAGTGAACTCTTGCCAGCGCTTGACGATGACGTCACAGTAGCGTGGGTCCAGTTCCATGATCATGGCCGTGCGGCCGTTCTTCTCGGCAGCGATCAGAGTCGTTCCAGAGCCGCCGAACGAGTCGAGCACGATATCGCCGCCCTTCGTGTTGTTCAGCAGTTGGTACTCGAACAGCGCCACCGGCTTCATGGTCGGATGCTCTCCGTTGCGCGCTGGCTTGTCGAACTCCAGGATGGTCGTCTGCTTTCGGTCCGCTGCCCAGAGGTGGCCAGCGCCGTCTTTCCAGCCGTACAGGCACGGCTCGTGTTTCCACTGGTAGTCCTGTCGGCCAAGCACCATGCTGGACTTCTTCCAGATCAGACACTGCCGCACGGTCCAGCCAGCGTCCTTGGCTGCGCCACGGAAGTTGTAGCCCTCGCTGTCCGCGTGCCAGATGTAGAAGACCGCGCCAGGTTTCATGACCGTGTCGGCCGCCGTGTAGGCATCGCGCAGGAACTGCCGGAACTGATCGTCGCCCATCGAGTCGTTCTTGATGGTCAGCTTCTCCTTCGTTCCGCCCTCGTAGGCCACGTTGTAAGGCGGGTCGGTCAGCCACATGTCCACCAGGCTGCCCTGGGTCAGCTTGGCCAAGTCATCGACGCTGGTCGAGTCGCCGCACAGCAGCCGGTGCTTGCCCATGACCCAAACGTCACCGGGCACGGTGACCGGGTTTTCTTGTACGGCCGGGGCATCGTCCGGGTCTGTCAAACCCTCGTTCACTTCCACCGGCATCAGGGCTTTGATTTCCTCGTCGGAAAAGCCGGTCAGTTCAACGTCAAAGCCCAGGCCATCGAGTTCGGCCAACTCCAGCGCCAGCAACTCGTTGTCCCAGCCAGCGTTCAGCGCCAGCTTGTTGTCCGCAATGACGTAGGCGCGCTTCTGGGACTCGCTCCAGCCTGCCGCGACCATGACCGGCAATGATGCCAGCCCCAGCTTGCGCGCCGCCATCACGCGACCATGACCGGCAATGATGCCGCCGTCCTCGTCCACCAGGATGGCCGAGGTGAAGCCCCACTCTTTGATGCTGGCCGCCAGTTGTGCGATCTGGTCATCGGAGTGCGTGCGCGAGTTTTTGGCGTAGGGCACCAGCTTTTCGATAGGCCACTGCTCGACCTTGTCGGCTGGATTTACTTTGTGGGACTTTGTGGTCATACCTCATTCTCCTCTTTTTCCAGCCGATTGGCCACCAGGGTGGCGTAGCCAGCGATGTCGACCCAGTTGTCGACGTAGTTCGGATCGCCGTTCAGGATGCGCGCGATCTTGTGCTGGATCATTTCCAAGGCCTCGCGCTGGTCTGGCTTGAGGCAGTCCCAGTTGCTGCGCTCTTGCATCACGTCCTTGAGACCCTGACTAGTCTTGGCGTGGTTCTCAAATGCGCCATACCGTTCTTCACGTCCGGCCAGCATCTCGTTCACGTTCGTCTGTGTCATGTTAGTGCTTCCTCACATTCCTGTGGATAACTTTTCTCTGTTTCCCCGCATCCCGGTGCCCCTACCTGCCCCTACCCTATAGGGTTTAGGGGCGGGGCGGGGCGTTTTTCCGGGCTTTTGCCCCTATCGCCCCTAACGCCCCCAGGGGCACTCAGGGGCATTTAGGGGCGCTTTTCCTGGCCACTTTTCCTCATCAACATGGCGCTGGCCTGCACCTCATTGCTCACAATCCAGCCGTGCTCCAGCGTCTCAATCGTGCCTGCGTTGAGCAGTTGCGCGATGATTCCATCCTGTCGGCTGGCCTCGGTTTTGTTCTTGGCCGTGCGCTCCGACATGCCATCGTTGACCAGCAGCTCACGCAGCGCAGACCTGCTGACATAGGGTAAACCCTCACGTTCCTCAGCTCCAGCATGCCACCATGCGCGCTCGATGGTGCGCACGTTCTCATCGTGCTTGGTGGGTTTTTTGTGTGGTTTCGTGTTGGACGCATCAGTGTCTGGCACGGCCACGCAGGTGGTCGCTGGCGCGCCGAACTTGGTGGTGCCCATCTCGATCACCTCCAGCCGGAAGTAGATCGTCTCGCCCTTGCTGGGCAGCTCGCGCTGCTTGGTGACCGTCACAGACCTGGTGCCATCTTTCTCTGTGACCTCGATCTCGGTGTCGATGTGGGCACGGATGCCGGACCAGCCGCGAGCGCCTCTGGCCGCGTCCTTGCCGTTATGGTGGATGATCATCATGGCCGCGCCGGTGGCCGTGGCCACCTGGTCGAATCTGGCCATGACCGGACCCATGTCCTCGCCGCTGTTCTCATTGGCTCCTGCGCTCATCCTGGCCAGCGTGTCGCCAATGATCAGGCGCACTGGCTTGCCCTTGATCTGTTCGACCGCCTTGACCAGCTCAATCACGTCATTGGCGTCCTGGTCGCCGGAGTAGAAGTTCATCGGGACCGGCACCATCGCCAGGTTCTCCAGGCTGCAGCCGTAGAACTGCTTGATGGCCTGCATGCGAGACCGGATGCTGGCCGGTGCCTCGCTGGCCAGATAGACCACCAGGCCTGGGTCGGTCTTGCGGCCGTAGCAGTCGGTGCCGGTGGCAATGGCCGTGGCCACTGACAGCGCCCAGAACGTCTTGCCGGAGTTGCTGTCGCCGTAGACCACCACCGAGCTGCCGATGGTCATCAGGCCTTCGACCAGCTCGTCTGGTGCCTCGTAGTCGGTGCCGAGCTGGTCACCGAAGACCAGGCGCAACTTCTCGACCACAGCCGTGCCTGTCTGCTGCACCAGCAGGCTTGTCAGATCGTGCCCGGCCTGCGCATAATCATTGGCATCCATGCCCTCGATTGGAGGCATCACCACGCGCGCGCCGTACTTGGCACTGGCCTGGTCGGCATACTTCTGGCCGGTGCCGCTTTTGTCGTGGTCTGCCACGATGACGATGGTCTGCTGCTGGCCGAACATCTCACGCAGACTACCAGTCACTGGCACCAAATTGCTGGCGCTGTAGGCAACCGCGCAGGGCCGGCCGGTGGTCTCGTGGATGGTCGCCGCGGTTGCGAATCCTTCAGCAATGTAGAGCACGCCTGGCTCATCCATCGTGCCAAGCATCCAAAACTTACCACCAGACTTGCCGCCTGGGTGGTACAGCTTGCCGCCTTCCTCATCGATGTACTGCAGCGTGCTGAGAGTTCCGTCCTGGTCGTACAGGGGAACCATCAAGCGCCCATCTCCAGTGGTGCGCACGCCGTGCGTCTGAATGCCCTTGCGCTTGAGGTATGGATGATCAGGGTGTGCTGCCACACCACTGAGCCAGATTTTCTCGACCGTGTCGGCTGCCACCTGGTGCTGGCGCTCCAGCTCGGCATCACGCAGCACCTTGGCCTCGGCCACTCGCCTGGCGTAAAACATCTCCTCGGCATCTGAAAGTCTGCGCCCGACATCTGCCTTCCAGGGCGTCTCGACACCAGCCCTCCAGCAGCCGAATCGGCCGGCCGGCACGCCATCACCGAAGACCAGGTACCAGCCAGGCTTGTCGCCGTGGCCAGGCGAGCCTTTTGTGCCGGACTTGAACCTGTGAATCTTGCCGTCGAAGTGCAGCTCTTCTGGCGGGTTAAGCCCCAGCTTCAGCATCGCATCACGAAGCTGCTCTTCTGGTGGTGCCACCCTCTTCTCGGGTGGTGGCGACCAGGGGCCACCCAGGACTTTAGAGAGATCAGCCATTGACCACCTGCCGATCTGCTCTCAATGTGCCGCCTGTCTTGACCTCCAGCTCGTACTGGCGCGCCATCGGTGGCGTTTCGCCCCATGTGTAGATCACCTGTGGCCAGATGCCGAGCGCATCGGCCAGCTTCTTGACGCTGCCGTAGTGGTCGATTGCTTCCTGTGTCGTCATCGCTGACCTCTCTTTCTGGATAAATTTTCGTAGGGTGTTGACATCTTAACCGGAAACCGTGGTAAAGTTCAACCACTGCGCGAACGGAATTGGCCGAAGGCGCAGCAACCAAGAAGGAGAGCCACTCATGGCAATCAACGTAAAGACGACCGGCAGCCTGGCTGCCAATGGTGTGAAAGTCCTGGTCTATGGCCAGGCCGGTGCAGGCAAGACCTCGCTGATCAAGACCCTGCCGCAGCCCATCGTGCTGTCTGCTGAAGGAGGCTTGCTGTCCATTCAGGACGCCGACCTGCCCTTCATCGAGATCAGCGACATGGAGACACTGCGGGAGGCCTACTCCTGGCTGACGCAGTCCGACGAGGCCAAGGGGTTCCAGTCGGTCGCGCTGGACTCCATCAGCGAGATCGCTGAGGTCGTGCTCAATGCCGAGAAGAAGGCCACCAAGGATCCGCGGCAAGCCTACGGTGCGATGCAGGAGCAGATGGCCGACATCATCCGCGCATTCCGCGACCTGCCTGGCCGGCACGTCTACATGAGCGCCAAGCTGGAGAAGACCCAGGACGAGATGGGCCGCGTGCTGTATGCGCCCTCGATGCCTGGCAACAAGACCGGCCAGGCGCTGCCCTACTTCTTCGACGAGGTGCTGGCGCTGCGTGTCGAGAAGGACAGCGAAAACAACACCCAGCGCGCCCTGATGTGCGATTCGGACGGCCTGTGGCTGGCCAAGGATCGGTCGGGCAAGCTGGACACCTGGGAAGCACCGGACCTCGGTGCAGTCATCGCCAAGATCGGGGGCAAGTGATCATGACCAAGTCAATGGAACAACTGGCCGCGCAGTGGCTTGAGGCCAAGGAGGCCGAGCGCAAGGCCACCGAGCGCCGCCGTGACTTCGAGGACGCCATGCGCGCCCTGACCAACTACTCGGAGCACACCGAAGGAACCGAGAACATCAAGACCGAGCACTACTCGATCAAGATCGTCGGCCGCATCGACCGCAAGGTCGACGCCGACAAGGTGCAGGAGTTGGCGGCAGAGCACGGCCTGACCGATCACCTGGGCACGCTCTTCCGGTGGAAGCCGGAGATCAACATGGCCATCTGGAAGGCGACAGATGAGTCCATCACCAAAGCACTCGCCGGAGCAATCACAGCCAAGCCTGGCCGCCCTTCTTTCACCATCGAACCCATCACCCCCAAGGAGTAAATCATGGCCTTTCTCGGACAAACCTTCGCCGCATCTGACATGCCCCAGGGCACCAGCAACTTCGAGCCGCTGCCGGCTGGCTGGTACACCGCCAACATCACGCAGGCCGAGCTGAAGACCACCGCCTCTGGCGATGGCCAGTACATCAAGCTGCGCTACGACATCACCGGGCCGACGCACCAGGGCCGCGTGGTGTTCGGCAACCTCAACATCAAGAACGCCAGCGCCAAGGCCGAGGAGATCGGCCGCCAGCAGCTTGGCGAGATCATGCGCGCCATCGGCCTGGCCAAGGTGCAAGACACCGACCAGCTCATTGGCGCCAGCATCCAGGTCAAGCTGGAGATCCGGCCGGCACGCACCGATGAGCGCACTGGCAAGACCTACGAGGCCAGCAACGACGTCAAAGGCTTCAAGGCCGTCAACGGTGGCGCAGCGCCTGGCTTTGCCGCGGCACCTGCTGCAGCAGCTCCTGCAGCGTCTGGTGCTCCTGCGAAGGCCGCGCCGCCCTGGCAGAAGAAGTAAGCCAAAAAGAAGCCCAGGCCAGCGCGTGCTGGTCCTGGGCGAGTAGCGATCACATGACAGAGAGGGGCAACATGAAGATACCCGAGCCAGAGCATAGCATCCAAGCGCTGATCGACAAGCACCACGAGAAGCAGGCCGAGCCGCCCAGGCCGCACATGGGCTGCAGCCAGTTGGGTCACCCATGCGACAGGTGGCTGTGGCTGTCGTTTCGCTGGGCTGTCCAGCCCAAGTTTCCTGGCCGCATCCTTCGCCTGTTCAGGCGTGGCCAGATGGAGGAGGCAACCATCGTGTCGGACCTGCGCGCCATCGGCATGGACGTGCGCACCAGCCGGCAGCAGGCGCGCGTGGACTTTGGTGCGCATGTGTCCGGCAGCATTGACGCCATCATCGAGTCTGGCGTTCCTGCAGCGCCCAAGAAGCGCCATGTGGCCGAATTCAAGACGCACAGCGCCAAGTCGTTCAACGACCTGGAGAAGAAAGGCGTAGCCGAGGCCAAGCCCGATCACTTCGTCCAAATGCAGCTCTACATGCATGGCACCGAGATCGACCGCGCCCTGTATGTGGCTGTCTGCAAGGACGATGACCGCATCTACACCGAGCGTGTTCGCTACGACAAGGAGGTGGCCGAGAAGTTCATCGCACGCGGCCGGCGTCTAGCTTTGGATGACCGCATGCCGCCACCCATCAGCACCGACCCATCCTGGTACCAGTGCAAGTTCTGCGATGCGCACGAGTTCTGCCACGAGACCAAGACCACCAAGCATGTGAACTGCCGCACCTGCGCGCACAGCACGGCCAAGGAGGACAGCACCTGGCGCTGCGAGAGGCACGAGGCCGATGGCATCCCAGTGGAGTTCCAGCGCCAGGCCTGCGACAGCCATGTGCTGCACCCTGACCTGGTGCCCTGGGAGCGCAAGGACGGCCTAGACCAATGGACGGCCGTCTACGTCATCGAAGGCCGCGATGTGGCCAACGGTGAAGGCGATGCGCACGTCTACACCAGCCGCGAGATTCTGGCCAACCCCAAGATGTGCAGCCTGGGGGACGAGTATGTGGAGAAGCTGCGCGAGACCTTTGACGCGAGGATTGTGGGATGAAGCCAATCACAAAAATGAATGAAGGTGAGAAGGCTGGCGTCTTCGCCATGATTTACCTGTGGATGGCTTTGATCGCCGTCTGGTTCACCATTGGCTGCATTGCCTGGTATCACATCAAAAGGTGGATTGCATGACCAGAGAAGACATCATCCGCATGGCGCGGGAGGCTGGTGCAATGTTTGACCATATGACATGGGTTGAGCGTGATCTTGCCCCTGTGTTTGAACGATTCGCTGCCCTTGTCGCAGAGCATGCACGCAATCGCACATGGACGCAGGCGCACTGGACCGAGTACGAGCGAAGCATTGCAGCAGTCGAGCGAGAGGCTTGCGCCAAGCTGTGCGACGAGATCGCCATTGACATGTGGAAGCTGTACAAGGGCCGACCGCCGTACAAAGGCGATGAAGAAGGCCGAGCATCCGACTTCACACAAGGCCGCAGCGCTGGCGCTGATGACTGCGCAGATGCAATCAGGAGAAGGACAGATGCTGCGTGACTACCAACAGCGAACCATCGACCAGCTTTATGCGTGGTTCGAGGCAGGCCACGCAGGCAATCCCTGCTTGGTGCTGCCGACCGGATCAGGCAAGAGCCACATCGTGGCCGCGCTGTGCAAGGACGCGCTGCAGAACTGGCCGGAGACCGTGGTGCTGATGCTGACGCATGTCAAGGAGTTGATCGAGCAGAACGCCGAGAAGATGCGCCAGCACTGGCCAGGCGCTCCGATGGGCATCTACAGCGCCAGCATCGGCAAGAAGCAGCTCGGTGAGCCGATCACCTTTGCCGGCATCCAGTCGATCCGCACCAAGGCCAAGCAGATTGGCCACGTCGACCTGGTGATCATCGACGAGTGCCACCTGGTCAACCACACAGACACAGGAGGCTATCGACAACTGCTTGCCGACCTGAAGGCCATCAACCCTGCGCTGCGTGTCATAGGTCTCACCGCGACACCTTACCGCCTGGGGCACGGCCTGATCACCGACAAGCCTGCGCTGTTCGATGACCTGATCGAGCCGGTCAGCATCGAGGAACTGGTGTTCAAAGGCTACTTGGCCACGCTGCGCAGCAAGGTCACCAGGGCCAAGCTGGACACCACTGGCGTCCACAAGCGAGGTGGAGAGTTCATCGAGTCCGAGCTGCAGGCAGCAGTCGACACCGACGACAACAACCAGAAAGTGGTGCGCGAGGTCATCGAGTTGGCAGGCGACCGCAAGGCATGGCTGGTGTTCTGCACAGGCGTCAAGCACGCCCAGCACGTGGCCGAAGTCCTGCGCCAGCATGGCGTGACGGCCGAGTGCGTGACAGGCGAGACGCCGAAGAAGGAGCGCGAGCGCCTGCTGACCGAGTTCAAAGCAGGCCGCATCCGCGCACTCACGAACGCCAACGTGCTGACCACTGGCTTCGACTATCCTGACATTGACCTGATCGCCATGCTGCGCCCGACCATGTCGGCCAGCCTGTACGTCCAGATGGCAGGCCGGGGCATGCGGGTCAAGAGCCACACCGACCACTGCCTGGTGCTGGACTTCGCTGGGGTGGTGGCCACGCACGGTCCGATCACGGCCGTGCAGCCGCCCAAGAAGTCAGGCGACGGCAACGGAGAAGCGCCGGTCAAGGTTTGCGACAACTGCGGAGAGTTGTGCGCGATTGCCGTGGCCACCTGCCCGGCCTGCGGCCATCCTTTCCCAGAGCCAGAGCGCAAGAAGCTGGAACTGCGCAACGACGACATCATGGGCCTGGAAGGCAAAGACCTGGAGGTCACTTCTTGGAACTGGCGCAGGCATGTCAGTCGAGCGTCAGGCAAGGAGATGCTGTCCTGCACCTACTACGGCAGCCTGTCCGACAAGCCCATCACCGAGTACCTGCCGGTTCTGCACGATGGATACGCTGGGCAGAAGGCCATGCGCCAGTTGCTGACCATGGCCAACTCGTCTGGTGCACATCTGGCCGAGGCTGCGCACCTGGAAGGCAGCGAAGGGCTGGACTACCTGGCGGTCCAGATGAGCAACAGCAAGCCGCCGAGCAGCATCGAGTACCGGCTGGATGGGAAGTTCCACCGTGTCATCAAGAGGAGTTGGGCATGACGCCGCTGATTCGAGAGACGGTGAAGTGGGCAACGGCCACTGGCCTAGACCCGGTCGAGTTGCAGTGGTTCGACATCTCTGGCCTGACCACCTCCAGGTTCGAGACGACGACAGATGTGCTGATGGAGTGCAACCCACCATTTGGCAAGTGCGTGGTGGCCTACCGTGGTCCGAGCAAGTCGCATGCGTCCTACGACATGCTGATGCTGGTGGTTGGCGACAACGCCAAGGACGGCATCGTGGTCGACATGTGGAAGGGTCCGACGGGCATCATGCCGCGCAAGGTGCCAACGATGCTCTACACCACCGAAGGCGACATGGTGATGTACGGGCCAACCGAAGAGGCCGAACCGGTGCCGGAAGAAGAAGCGCGCCTGGTGCTTGGCATCATCGCCAAGTGGTACCAATCGATGCTGTCCGGTGGCCATGCCTACCAGCCGTTCGTGCGCCAGAGCTTCACCAACAGGCGCAAGATTGCAGAAGGCAAGCAGCCGACCTACGACTGGCACACGGTCGTAATAAACGGCAAAGCGCTCAAGCGTGAGCCGCACGGAGGCACGCACGCCAGCCCCAGGCTGCACGACAGGCGTGGGCACTCGCGCAGGCTGCCAGACGGCAGGATCGTATGGGTTCGCCCATGCAAGGTTGGCGACGCCAGTAAAGGCGTTGTTTTCAAGGACTACCAAGTGAAGGAGCAGGCATGAGCACGCTACGCGAATCCGCCCAGCAGGCGCTGGAGGCGTTAGAAGCTGCGCTTGGAGAAAACCAGCCTTACTTTGTGAAATGCGGATTGGCAATGGTTTCCCTCCGCGCCGCGCTGGAGCAGCCGGAGCAGGAAATTGCGCTCACCATCGGACCGTTCTACTTGAAGCGCTACGACGAGCACAGCTTCTTACTTGGCCACGAAAGTGGGGAAGGCATGCAGGTGCGTGATCACCGCGTGCTGGAGATTTTCAACGAACTGTGGAAGGAGTTCTGATCATGAGCGAGATCATTCGCCCCAACTTTGACACCAAGTTTGTGACCAACGGTGAGTTCGCTCAAGAACTTTACGAGGTGGTGCTCAAGTACGACCGCCAGATCAGCGCTGCCGAGGTGATTGGCGTGCTGGAGATCGTCAAGCACTACGTGCTGCTTGGCCAACAGGAGAGCCTGTCATGACCAGACCACAAGAGCCAGAGTTTCTGATCCAGTGGCGCGAGTGGATGCGCGCCGGACCGCCGAAGCTGTGCCACACCTGCGACCACTTCAACCAGTCAGGCCACTGCCTTGCGTTCGACATGCGGCCGCCAGACGACTTCGCTGCCACGCCGGATGCTTGCGACCAGTGGGAATTAGAGGTGCCCTTCTGATGGACAAGATCACCATAGAAGAACTACGCGCACGAGTCGAATATGACGCATCAAGCGGCAAGTTCACATGGTTGCACTGCGACGCATGTAGACCATGCTGGAACTCTCGATTTGCTGGAAGGCAAGCGCTCTGCGCGCCACACTCAAACGGATATCTGTTTGGTGCGATAGCCAATCAGAAACTGTTTGCGCATCGTGCTGCCTGGGCATTGCATCATGGCCACTGGCCAGATGGAGAGATTGACCACATCAACCACGACAAGACAGACAACAGGATTGCCAACCTGCGTGTTGTTCAAAGAACGCAGAACGCCATGAACCTGTCGAAGTCAAGGCGCAACTCATCTGGCGTGACTGGTGTTTTCAAACACACACAGACCGGACGATGGCAGGCACAGATTCGCATCGAAAGAAAGTCGATGCACTTGGGTTCGTTCGAGTCGTTTGACGACGCAGTTGCAGCACGTAGAAAGGCAGAGGAGCAGCATGGCTTCCATCAAAACCACGGCATCTGAGGCAGCGCCTTCAGAACATTTTGAGCAACGCGAACTGGTGCGCTGGTTCCGGCAGACTTGGCCAGGCGTGCGCATCTTCGCCATTCCCAATGGTGGAGCGCGCAGCAAGGCCACTGCTGGCCGCCTGAAGGCCGAAGGCGTGGCCTCTGGCGTGCCAGACCTGTTCATCCCTGCCTGGCGCTTGTGGATCGAGATGAAGCGCAGCAAGGGTGGAAGCCTCAGCGCAGAGCAAAAGGACTGGATCGAGTACCTAGAAAGTGTGGGACATTGGGTTATAGTGGGAAAAGGTGCGGATCATGCGAAGCAGCAGATCAGCGCCTTTTTCAACACCAACCAAGGAACCCAATGAGCACTCGCATCTACCTGGTCACCGACACGGAGACCAACAAGCACCGCCTGATCCGCGCTGCCAACCAGGCTCAGGCCATCCGGCACGCTGCCCAGACTCGATTCGACATCGAGGTTGCCGGCCAGGACGACCTGGTGAGCCTGCTGACCAGTGGCATTCCTGTCGAGCTGTCCAGTGGACCTGCCACCGCTGATATGTTCGAGGAGATCGCCAGCACCAACCCAGGGATGACCGACTGATGAAAGCGCCGACAACTCCCAAGTCGTCGGCCTCGGCCGTCAAGGACCGATACCTGACGATCCGCGTGCCGCCCGAGGTTGAGCTGGCGCTGCGCCGCCAGGCTGACGCCGACACCAGGACGCTGGCCGCCCAGGTGCTGCACTACATCAAGCAGGGGCTGGCCAAGAGCCACGAGGAGGCCACCACATGAAGCAGCGCACGCGAGTGTCTGTGCAGTGGTTTCCTCGCCGCTGGCCGTATTTCGCCATCGGGTTCGACCGCAGCGAGTTCCACCTGTACCTGTGGATTGTCGAGATCGATGTCTGGAGGTCGTACTGATGGCTGCAGACAGCCCGAACGACAGGCGCCACATCCTGGTGGCGATGCTGCGGCCTTCGCCGTTGAGTCTGGCAGCGTGCCAGGCCATCGGTGGGCCGCGGCCTCCAGCCATCGCTGTGTTCTTTGACCGTGAGCAGGGCACCATCGGCCTGGTGGACGTGATCCGATGACAACACCACCCGACAACACCGGCAGGCGCATCATCAAGATCAACGCCATCACCCAGGCCAAGCTGATCGAGGCCATGCTCGATGGCGTCTACAACTGCCAGGAGCTTGCCGACATCACCGGCCTGCACTACGTCACCGTGTTGCAGTACACGAGGGAGCTGCACCGCGCCAAGGCCGCGCACATCTGCCAGTGGGACAAGGACACGCGCGGCCGTGACGTGATCAAGATTTACAAGATCGGTCGCGGCAAGGACGCCAAGCGGGAGAAGCTGACCCAGGTACAGCGCCAGGCAAGGCATCGAGAGAAAACCAGAGCGATGGAGCTGGTCAAGAGAATGGCTGGCGTTCAACATGAAGAAGTCGAGCAAGCGTAAGCCTGCCGCGCGCAGGCTGGTGACCTACACGCACTGGGACGAGCTGATGGCCAGCGCCAGCGATCCGCTGCCGCAAGACCATCGCACCTACCAGCTCACACGCATGTACCAGGGGCTGCACGCGCTGGAGACAGCCGACAGCCCAGACACCGAGGACTGGCGTGTCGTCAGCGACGCCGTCAACATGCTGGAGACGCTGGTGCTGGACATGCAGGTCTGCGAGGACGCCAGTGGGCTGCTCCAGGACGCCATCCGCGGCCTGGCAGTGGCTGGCCAGCGCCACAAGCGTGAAGGCAAACCCATCAGGCTGGACGGGCTTGGCATCCAGGCCGTGCGCACCGTCCTGGCCAACTACAGCGAGCTGTTGGACGTGCTGCCGGCACGCACCATGATCAGGTGCCATCGCCTGACCGAGAAGCGCATCCACGCCATCTTGGACGGACGCAAGCAGCCTCACGATGTCGAGGTGGTCTGATGCTGTGCCCAGTGTGCAAGGCATGGACGCGAGTCCTGGAGACCAGGAGACACCTGGACAACAGCAAGCGTCGACGCTATGAGTGCGCGAACGGTCATCGATTCAGGACGCGCGAGGAGGTCATCAAGATCGACGTCGAGGGAGATTGGAAACGTAGGGTTTTCACCTAGTTGCGTTCATCGTGGGAAATCGTGGTAAGATGTGGCCATCGCAACCAACCAGCAA